GTATGGCAAGATTTGTTCTACGATTCTGGTACCGTCAGTGGAGTTTTTGACAAATATTGAAAGAGTAAAAGTAATGTCATATGGTACAGGATTATACCGCATCTTTTTTCTTTTACCGAAATTATCATCGTGCGGTGTAGTAGCAAATTTATTTGCTGTAGGTAGTTTTCTTTCGGGCGCGTAGTTGAATCCAGTGATTTCGAAACCCATACGAGGCAATACGATAGAGAATGGGTGTTCCTGCGGATCTCGGCCGCCATCAATACCTTCGATGCGAGCTAAGAACTTCTCACGTGGACCATAAGATAGCGGTACTTTGACTACTTGCTTGACACGACCATCTGTATTTTCTCTGTTGATTTGTATATCATTGAACAGCGTGCCAAACAATATGACATACTTTCGCAGAGTGTCGTGATAAAAAGTTCTACCAAACATTAGTATTGTCCACCTTCGCTAAATGGATCTTCTTCTGAAAAGTCAACAAAATCTAATGCGGCAGATTGGAATTCTGATGAGTCATCGAATACATCGTCGGGATCAAAGTTAGAAACACCGAGAGGTCGCCCTGTATTCGCATCGATAATAATATCATTGTTTGCATCGAGCTGCAAACCGTCTGTCGTGGCCATGGCTAGACTATAATTTGTTTCCATATCATCGATAGCTGCAATACCGGTATTGAGCTTCTCATTACTATACTCAAACTGTTCGCAAATCAGATCGTAACATTGCAATGCACCGAGTTGATAGAAAACTGGAGCTTCGTGCTCTGCAAATTTAATGACGTATACTTTTTCTGTAAGAGGAAAATAGATGATATCGCCTTCTTTCGGCCTCGGAGAATCTTCATAATCACCGATAGACTCATTATATCTCTTATTAGCGACAGTAAATGTGATCTCGTCTCTTATCTGTATATTAAATCGAGAGAGGAAATCCCCTTCGCCCTCAAATCCTTCAACATTCTTGATATACATTTCAATTTGATAAGAATAGTCATACGTAGATAGCGCATCCTCATTTAGGACACCATCTTTCGACACGATAGTGCGCGGACAATACCATACGTCATGACCATAAATCTTGATTGATTCAATGATCAAATCCTCGATCAGATCTTGCTCTGACGTATTAGTAAAGTTATTAAAATATGGATTTGTGGCCATACCTATGTACAATTCCTAAGTTGTGTGTATAATTAGCTAGTGCTAACCAATCATATCCATTACAGGCAAGCTGTAATTGTTTATCATCTCATCTTCTAATCTTTTTACTTCAGCATCGGCTTCGTCATATATCTGACGTCCGTTGAAAGTTACACCACCAGGTAATTGTAATCCTTCAAATTTGGTAAGGTTTGTACCCCATTGACGTTTGATTAATTGTGCCGTATAATATTGAAGCCAACGATCAGCCCATACATCTGTGTATGTTGCAGGATCTACGAGTTCATATGCTTCAACTAGTAAATATTGCCCTACTTCTAGATCGCCAGCCGTCTCGTCGATGTGCAATCTATTTCGATGTCTATTATATCTAATTTGTGGTTTACCAATGAGAATTTCTGATACTAGAGCCAGGTGCTCCATTGTCATATAATAGTCAATAAGGGCCACGTTCGTCAAAGTATACAGATCATTGAGCGCAATCTGATAACGAATATTGAAGATATCCCCTGAAGAAGTATTCGGATCGCCGATCGGAAAAAGTTTGACAGCACCAATGATATTCTCTGGCAAATCAATGTACTTATTCGCAACTGTATTTGCATCAATAGCATGCTTGTAATATATTTTTTCTGTGCCATCGAAGTGATAGTCCCAATAAAAACGCAGCGCTTGGTCGATCCTATCTTCAACTTGTAGATCGTCAACATTGATTTCTATTACAGGTTTACCAAGAGACCGAAGGCAATACTCCTTAAAATCATCTCTCGTTGTAGGAACTGCCATTTATTTTTCTCCGTAGCTTTAATTTATTTATGCAACTATGAGCGTGACCGTACTGTAATCTCTTTTGGCGGATAGACTCTACATGTAATCGAATCGGGTTCGAATACTCGCACAACAATAAACTGATCAATATTTGTTGTAGTACCATCACCAGACACTATAGAATTTGTAATACCTCTAAATCCTGCTTTAACCAATGTATCTGATTTGACTCCATTACCAGCGACAATTGAATTAGTTATTCCATTGATGCCGATAACTTTCACTATTCTTTCTGCAGGAGATACAACTCTACTATTATTCTGAGGTAGATTAGTGCTTGTGCTAATAATCTTGCGAGTAGTAATACAAACAACTTGTGCAGATGTTGTCAGCGCACCATTACCTTTGACAGTTCTCTTACCTTCGCCGCTTACAACGACTGAAAGTCGCAGATCACCATTTGCTCTCTGATGTCTGCGTGGTATATCTCCAATACCTTCGACTGTCGATTGAGGTTGTAGATTACCAGTACCAAATACTTTATGTGTGCCAGAACCGGAAACTGAAGGAGTAGGTTGAACAGCGAGACCATTGAGTGTCACTATTCGAATGTTCGAGGGCGATTGAACTGTTGAATTACCAGAAACGAGAGAACCATTGGCTTTGATAATTCTTTCACCGATTGCAGATATCGATGCATTGTCAGAAATCAAATCACCAGAACCAGGATTAGTTCTAATCACAGCTGATGCTATGACTGAATCTGTAGCAACGAGATTGCCCGAACCGACAATCTTTCTTTCTCCGATACCAACCGAAGAGCTATCAGATACGAGTGTACCAGTTCCTGTTATTGTTCTCTCACCAACACCCACTGAACTGCCTGTAGTGATAAGATTACCGGCGCCGGTGATAATTCTTTCGCCAACACCGCTGACTACACAATTTGTAGGTTCAAAATTTGCGTCTATAATAATTGCAGATCTGCCTTCACCATTCACTGTAGAGTTAGTGATAAGTGCACCTGAACCAACTACTTTATGAACACCAACACCATTAACAGATGATTGAGGAGTGAGATTAATATCAGTCGTGATTGTTCTCTTACCGCTCGCAGTCACTACAGATTGTGTAATACCAAATACTCCATCACTCGGTATAATTCTTTCACCAATTCCGGACACTGCGGTAGATATGTTTAGATCGCCGTGAGCAGTAATATTACGATGTACATTACTCGTGAGTATAGACTGTGTTGAAATAAGCGAACCCGAACCTACAATAGTTCTTTCACCAATTGGTGAAGTAACAAATATTGCTGTAGGTTGTAACTCTGCAGAACCAATAATTTTTCTCGTGCCGATACCTGCGATCGACGCAGATGTTTGAATAGCAGCAGCGCTAGTAATAGTTCGTGTACCATCACCAGAGACTACAGCATCTGAAGCAATGATATTTCCTCTAGCTACCGTGAAGACACCACCAATCCCCGATATTGAGGCAGCCGTTACCAAATTACCTGTACCGGTAATTATTCTTTCACCTACACTGACAATACTCGCTGACGTAATGAGATTACCACTACCAGTAATAGTTCTTTCACCAATACCAACAGCAGAATTATTTGAAACAAGTGAGCCACTACCAATGACTTTATGAATACCAATACCAGAAACTTGAGCTATTGTTGTTATTGATATAGATGTTGTGATAGATCTTTCTGTTGTACCATTTACTACACTTGGTGATGGTTGTATATCACCACTCAGTTTAATTTTTCTATTGCCAGTACCCACAGATGATATCGAAGTAATTAATTCTCCATCACCTGTAATCTTTCTTTCACCTATACCATTCACTGATGATGATGTAGTCAGGGCAATACTTCCTACAATCGATCTATCACCACCACCAACAACTGAAGATCCAGTAATGATATTTCCTATGCCTGTAACTGTCCTTTCACCCGAACCAACCGAAGAGCTCGTTACTGTCAACGATCCATTAGCTACAATCTTTCTTTTACCAATACCAGATGCTGTCGACCTGATAGTAAGAGTATTGCTTTCTCCATCTAGCGATCTATTACCGGTACCATTTACAACTGATAACGTTCCCAGCTGGCCGTTAGCCTTGATAGTTCTTTCGCCATTTCCTACGACTGATGGAGAAGGTTGAATATTTCCAAACGCGGTCACCGTTTTACTTGATACACCAGATACACTCGAATTTGATATACCAAAAACACCGTTAACAAATAGTATCTCGTGTTCACCTACACCATTTACACTTGAATTTCCTGATTGAATTGATGCGGTAATCGTGAGTTCATGAACACCATCACCAGAAATAGAGGAATTATTTTGAGGTAGTGATGATACTGACGTGATTGTTCTGCCACCGGTACCAGATATGGACGGCGTAGTAGTCAAGCTACCTACGGCTGTAATTTCTCTTTCTACAATACCATTTAAGCTAGAATTATTTGATACGAGTGAACCAGTACCAAATATTGTAGCAACAATAACTTCACCATTACCTGAAACAGCACAGTTATCTAATTGTAAACTACCGTCAGCTGTAATTTCTCTTTCAGCTATACCATCTAAACTAGAAACTTGGCCTGATACAACATTAAATGTTCCAGCCATAGTTCCATGATATTCACAATTATAGTATAATATATCAGGAGCATCATCAGGCACGACGAATGTGATGGTACCACTATCGATACCATTATTCGATACGCCATCGTTATATTGATTTGTTGTACCAGTGCTCGATGCGGTCTTGATCCAGAAAGGATGACCTGATGCATCGATATTGAAATTGTATGTAGAACCTCGTTTGAGGTAGAGTGTGGGATTACTTACATTGTCGAAAAGATATGCGCTAGCTCCATCATTAGTAACTTCGTAAGTAATCGTTTCAGGAGTATGAGCACCAACAGTACCAGAACCAGATACAGTTCGAGTACCATTTCCTACAAAAGATGGAGTGGGAGTAAAGTTACCGGTAGCAGTAACTTCGCGTATACCTGAACCCGTTACTGAAGACGGTCCAGATACAGCTTGACCTTGTGCTAAACTGACTGGAGTATGGACACCATTACCCGCAACAGACGCGTTGTCAGACAGTAAAGAACCCGAAGCTTCCTCGAACTTTTTTACATATCCGACATCAACATAATCGTCTGCTACATATATTATGCGTGCCACTGTCTACTCCTAAACGATAAACAGCCACGATCTTTCGATCGGGCTGTCTATGTTCTAGTCAGTTACTAGATCAATTAGGTGCAGTATATGTAAGCGAAGTAACTGACAGGGTGTCACCAGTACCGAGAGTGGTAGATGACAGCAAGATTGAGCCCGTTCCTGTATCATCATCAGTTACATCACCTTCGAAGATGGTGTTGCCTGAAGAATCGTGTACTTCAAACCAGGCTACAGTGCCAGCGGCAGTATTGGCATCTTCAGTAATTGCTGCAGCGGTTGCTACACCAGAAGCTGCAGCGCCAAAAGCGGTGCCTGAAAAAGTCAACGTAGCAAGCAGTGTGCCACCGTTTGAAGTATAGAAATTGAGTGTACCGGCTGAACCGCCCGCGTCAATCAGATCTACTACTGTGTCTGCGATCGTGTTCCGTACCAGAGTTGGGTGTTGAAGAGTCGCCATGAGCTTTTTCCTCGTTTCTAGGTTTAGATTGTAACTTTAAAGTTTTGATTGTTCCGTCGGGTTTCTTAATTTGAATTTCGCCAGATAACATTATTTATAAAACCTCGTTTTACACTATTCGAACTTTGAGATTGGCAGGAGCTAAAGCAGTGACTTCGACAGTCGTTGTATTAGCCAATACCCAATTATAATCAGTACCAATGACCGCACCTTGATCACCTGAACTGCCTGCATAATTTAAAGATACACCATCAGAGGTAGGAGAAGTCAATCCACTGCTCGTTAAATTGTACGTTATAGCCAAATCAAGAGTTGAACCCATTGTGATATGATTTGCATCAGATACAGCTTCAAATTGTGTTTTGTCCATTCTATTTACTGATAAAGCAGAGGCTTCTTGTATTGCACCTTTTTCGCTATTGATTGCTGCATTTGTCCACGTATTTGTAGCGTAAGTAATATTACTATTATATTGCCATGTGCCGCCATTATTTCTTGCTATACTTCTTTCACCATCCGTATTATGTATAATTTTCCACGTAGTTCTATTATCAGTACTAAAACTATAGTAAATATCACCATTGTTTTTCGCTTCGGTAACTGTTACGCCGTTTATATCATTCCAATTTGTTGTATCAATCTGTGCAGTACTTCCAGTAATTGCTGTATTGTAACCGGTCAAATAACTCGCGCCACCTGTTTTTTGAGCACATAAGTAATAATATACTGGAGAAGAATCGGCTGTAGCATGAATCATCATAGTTCCGTCACCTCCCATGAACGATCGTGGTTGATATTGCCAACCTTGAGCTCCATGATCGCCGTGAGTACCATTTACCATATGCCCAGTGACATATGCAGTTGACAAATCCCAAGGTGTTTTGACACCGACTTTGGCTAAATATGAACGATGACTTTGACTCGATTCTCGATTATATCTATTAATAAAGATAGCAGTACCGTCTGAATTCCATTCGAATATTCCTCGCGTGTAATAATGATCAGTGTATTCTTCGCCCGTCGCACTCCCATTTCCTCTGATACCTTCGAATATTTTCGCTGTATTCGTATGTGCTGCAGCTAATGTTCTAGTAGACAAATCCCATGGAGTAGTTAATGTATACTCCCATACATATTTGCTGCTATTAGTAGTATAATAATCCATTGCCCATAATTTAGTACCATCCGGTTTGATATTAAAATGCATTATCGATGAAGCGCCGGCAGTTGTGCATAGATTAGTAGTAGTATATTTTGTTGAGGTATTAGCTGATCCAATATCCCAATCAGTTGTCAATTCAACCGATACGAGAGTGGACCCAAGTGTATAAAAAAACATATGACCATTCGCACTGAATTCAATATCATAAGAATCGGTTGAGGAACTCGGATTATAAATTTTTGTTGAGGAAACTACTGGCGTGTTATAGAGAAAATCATATGGTCTATTTAAATCTACTGTATAAAATTGATTGTTATAACCACCATAAAAAACAGCTATATTTCCGTTGTCTCCCCAACAAACGGCCCTAATAGCATTCTCGATAGAAAATACACCATTCTCAAATGTGGTATCTTGATAGTTTACCATATTATTTGCATTAGTACCAGAAACTGGATAAAAATCTATAGCGTCATATGTCATTCCCAAACGTTCATCGGGAACCGGACCATATGAAGTACTGTTGTAATTATCGGGATTAAGATGCATTCTACCTAAATCGTAGGAAGACGATGATGAAGCTAATTCTAGGCCCTCTGCCTCACTTTTAACACTAAAATTTTCTAATGTCCATGATGTAATAGGATCTGTATTATCAAATGGATCAATAATAGTATATGAACCATCAATTGCAGTAAGAACTGCTTTACCTCCATTCCCAGATATTACTTTTCCTACATCATTAGCTGACCATGACCCGCTTGATCTTTTAAATCTAGCTTTTGATATATGTGCACATGTAAATTTATAAACACGACCTATTTTAGGAAAAAACAAATATAAATTGCCGTCAGCATCTGCGTCTAACATAGAATCGTAATTATTATCAAAAAGTGTTAATGTGTTAAAAGTACCGCCATTATCATCATACCATTTTCTAAACGGTTCTTTTTCCAACCATTGACCTTGAGGACCAGATGAACTATGATCTATTAGCATATCCCAATCACCTAAAACTTCATTCGCATGATATCGATTTCCTCCTCTACCAGTATATTCGAAAAAAGCTATTTGTCGATTGTTCCATTTTTTCCCGACAACCCTTTGTAAATCATCACTCATCGGGCCGGCCCAAAGTTCTCCAAGAGAAGTAGTCACTGCAGTATGATGAGGAGCTAGACCGTTATTAGGATCCGTATAATATACATCACGAATAAGGTTATATCCATTACTAGTCTTACTTACACCAACTGCAGATGTTGAGTTAACATTATCGAATAATTGATGCATGTAATAATTACCTTGCACATACAAACCAGTAGGTTTATACCATCCTCTATATAAAATATAATCCAAGGTGGTACCATACAAACCCGAGGCCCCGGATACAGTATTTCCTACGTGAGTTACATTACCGGGTTCAATTACATACGGTGTGGATAAAGAAAATTCATGTACAAATGGATAATAACTATATGAGGAACCGCTATATGTTCTCGTATTGCCCATCAGCCACATTCTATCACCGTCGTCATCGAATTCTATATCCCACTTCTGGTACAAATAATTATACCCGGTATAGGTAATATCAGAAGTCCAATCAATGCTAGTTGTATTAGCTAAAACTGCAGTAGATGGATCGTATGGGGTCGATAAATCATAATATGCAAATCCAGTCAAAGCTGTATTTGCGATAAAAATTTTATTTCCATTATCGATAAATTTCATAATTTTTAAATAACTAGCATATCCAGGCGAACTTCCAGCAATACCTGGCGATAAATCACTTAATATAGTAGCTAACTCACCTGCAGTATTTGCAGTGTTACCGTCCCATTCTAAATTATATGGTGTATGTCCTGCATTTGCTGATGTCAAAGTGACATTATAAGTTGTACCATCGCTAATCTCATAATTAGATCCAGTTGAATTGACATCCCAGCTTGATTCTACTAATCCATCAACAACGGCATCTTTAGTAACTGATACAACTGGAATATGACCGCTTGGCATTGCTGAAGATAACGTAATTGCTGCGGTCTCATTATTTGCAAATGTTTTTGTCAATGTACCTTTAGTTTCTACTTTATCTGTATTGAGATTAGTAAAGTTTGCGTCCATCTCTGGGTGTGTAAGAGCTGAACCTTTACCTGAACGTGTAGTAATCGTAGACATTAACTTAATCTCGTGACTGTGGGTTTGATGAATACTTTACCATTGAGTATTTCCTCGACGTTTGTGTTACCTGCTTCATACATCATGACGTCGTAGACATATCTGACGTGTTCATCTAAATTAGTTGTTTGATCTTTTGTGAGTGAAATTGTCATAACACCATTCGGCGCATCATTGACAGCAGTTGTAAAATCAATGCTCGCCGTAGACGTGTAGGATTTTTTCATCGAAGCGCTAAATAATTTAGTCGAAACATCAAGAGATGCGCCCGCAGAGTCTTTCAAATAGATTTTGAAACTAGCATCTGTGCCTTGAGCGACAGTCAGATCTTCTACTCTCGAAGCCATCGTTGTTCTCTTATAGTTGTTTTATTTATTTATTATTTTCTGAAGCCAACCGTGGAGAGAAATTCATACCAACTGCGATTCTGTCTTCTTTTTCGGACAACGATGTATATACTTCATGACCATACCATGACGGAAAAATAAGCGCGCTACCTTCTACAGGAGGAATAGTCATATGAGAAATCCATTGAGGATCTCGATCATCTCCTCCTTTATGTAATCTTTTTTCAGCATAATGATCTGCAAAAAAAGATAGAGTCGATTCAATCAGATGATGTCCCTCTCTCATGAAATTTATCATTCCTGGGTCGCCAGTTTTTGGCACTTTTACATAATAAACACCAGAAAAAAGACAACCAGGATGTGTATGAAATGAATTTTTGGCGCCCAATATATTAGTGTTTATCCATGAATTAGACATTTTTATATCTAAATTCATATCCATCACTGAGTTTGCAATATGATTAACTCCCTCGACTATCCTATCCATGATGTGATCATATTCTTCACACATGCCAGTTTTCATCGCAAACTGCCATCCACCTATATTGGATCTCGAATCACCTTTGTGTGATTTAGAAGCCAACTCATAAAAATCTACAATCGCTTGATTATTGGGATTTGGAATTTTTATTTCAAAAATACTATCTGACCAAAGATATTGCCTTGAGATATGCAATTGTCCGCTCATAACATACCTTCGAACGGACTACGAAATATCAACGGATAACTAATAGACAGACGATTTGTGAGTGGCTTAAAATAATGGAATTGTCTCGTTGGAATATAGACCATATCGCCTGGTTTCATAGTAACTTGTAGTTGAATATTAAAACTATCAAATAGTTCTTTTCTCTGTTCATCTGACCAATCAGCATCTAACAAATGATCGAGTAGTTGGCATGCTTTATTTTCGTAAATTGTGACTTCAGATTCGCCATCAATCTGAAAAATAAAGTTAGATGGTATGTCGCAATGCGGACTAAAAGAATTACTATCCTTTAAACCAGCATAGAGATGAGCATGCCCTGAATATTCACTAATCTGTGCTGGCCAAATTCCAAAATTAACATAATCAACATAAAAAGTATCTAATAACTGATGAATTAATTTTTTTGCGTTTTCATTAAAATCTTCCCAATTAGTTACTATGAATGTATGATTGTTTTCTAATAATTCTTGTGCAGATGTACACGGCGAAGAATTAAAGTTGTCTACTTCTTTTCGAACTTCTTCAGTAACTAAATTTTGTTTTTCAATTTGAGTATCATTTTTGATGTTTACTACATTTACTAGTTCACCAATATTTTCTGTCTTATTCAAATATAAATGATTACCTAAATGTGGCAAACTAAATGTGTCAATTAAACTATCCCAGTCAGCATATTTTTCGGGCTCTTCAAGCATATTTTCAACATATACGCCTCTATCATTGAACCAAATATCTTCTCTTAAATCATTTAGTTTCTTTTGATCTATCATCATTTAATTCCACTGTGTATTTTGATCTTTTCATGACATACTTACGATAAAATTGATTAGCTGAAGCAATGATTCCAGGCTTTTGTCTTTTTTCTGGAGTCATTATGATTCTATAGTCAGCTTTATGTATAGGTATCACGTGTAATAATGGTGTACCAGCTTTAATTGTATATGTACCTTCTCTTCTTGGAGACATGATCCAATTCAAAGCTCCGAATCGAGGATTATAATCTACTATTCCTGGATAAATGATAAAATCATCGACAATATCTGAATGATAATGAGGAGGCAATAATAAAAAAGACACATCTCCTTCGGGCATGACTACCCAAGGAGAAGTAAAATGAAGTGGTTGCAATCGTTTCACAGCATTTTTATCGCCCGGAGGAATACCATCAGTGATATCTGCGTTCATACCATTCGGACTGCTATCATGCACCGGACAAGGTAATTGTCCATTCGAAGGACGCATTTTAGTACCACCGCCAGCATATGCCATCGTCGCTTTATCTGAGCAATATACTTTAAATTCATCCCAAGCGGGTATAATCCATCCGGTATTTTTATAATCGAAAATACCTGGACAATCGACAAAAGTTTCTTTGCCGTGTTTTTCTATTTGTTTCTTTTTATGAGCGCCTTCAACCGCTGCTGCTCTTTGAATTGGATGAATTTCATACAGAGAATTACTTACATCTAAAAATTTTACATCAATCGTCATAATTTACCATTTAATTAAATCAAGTATCGAATCAGTTCCTTCTTGCACGATTTCTTCTGTATCTTCTGGAGTTTCTTTAATCATTGTCTCGATCGACTCTTCATAATATACAATAAGAGCTTTCTGCTGGTTTATATATCTGCGCAATTCTGCGATATTGAGACTCATGTTCTCATAGTCTGGAACACTTAACGCAAAGAATACACCAACTCCTGCTTCTTCTTCATACCTTTGTAAAAATTCTTCCATGTTTTCAGGAGTCACAGCATAAAACTTGACTCGATGAAGATTCAAAGGTTTTGGTCTTGGTTGTATTGGAATGTCTTTGACGATGTAATCCGTCTTGACAATGACTTGTGGTTCTACGCTAGCACAACCACTACTCAGTATCAGTGGAAATAATAGGCTCAGCGCCAGAATCGATTTCAAGTTCTGAAAAAATCTTAGCTGTGGCATTGTTCACTCTCTTCTCAATCAGTCCAGGTTTTTGCATAGTCAGCATCGTGAGATCATGACGACGAAGCTTCGCAGCTAATTCATCTTGATATACTTCTGCTTCTTGCGCTCTCTTTGCGAGTTTCTCCATATTTTCTTGAGCAATCGCATAATCTTCTTGCAAGTTGTTAATCGTCTCTTGATTTGTTTCGGCGACTAACGCTAACTTAGCATTGTTATCTCGTAGTACGGCCATTCGTTCTTGAGTATCAGTGTAATAATACCAAGCACCGCCACCCATCGAACCAAGCAATAATAATAAAATCAAATACGGCATAATTTACTTTCCTTTCTGATAAGCTTGCGCTCCAAAAAATGCTGCCACTAAACCAGCGACAGCGACAAAATATGTTGGTGCCATGTCTCCTAAAATATTAGAAGCTTTTTCTAGCCCAACAACATCAGTAATAACAACCATGGCGGGATAGAGCAACATACCAGCAAGAGAGAACCATGCCATATTTCGTTGGGCATCTCGCATTGCATCTTGATCTTCAAGTTCTTTTCTCTTGAATTCCATATACATTGCATGTTCTTCTCTACTTACCTTTCCATCGCCATTTGTATCTGCTGGATGATAGCTTGTTGGCTCTTTTCTAATTTTTTCTTCTTCAGCCATATTATCTCCTACTTTGTTTTTACAATATCAAATCCCACAGGATCGACTGTTTTGATCTCCACAAGATGACCGTTGAGAGTGATTAATTTAAAGTGAGTGTTAGTCACCTTTTTGAGTTTTCTACAAACATACGTTTTAGGATTAAATCCTTGTTGTTTGCTGCCATCGGGTTTTTCAATGATTTCATTGGGAAAATATATCGTGACTTCGAATTCATCAATGAATAACGCGACAACCCAATTATGAAATTTTTCGTATAATTTTTTCATAGCTTATTGATTCCGTGCGCCCAAAAAACAAGAGTTCGACGTGTTCCTCGAGTAACTGGATTTACACGATGTGTAAACCAACTATCAAAAAATACAACGTCTCCTTTTTCCATTTCTACTTTATCGAAAGTATTTGCGCCAATATTTATTTCGAGTTCACCGCCTTCATATTCATCTGGATCTGATAACATGACAATTCCAGAAATTTTCCTGTCGTATTTTCTATATCCTAACGGAGTACAATCGCGATGTTCTTTATACTCATTTCCCTCTTCATAAATTAAATAATTTATTGCTTCGATAAATTCTATGTCGTATAAGAATAAATCATAATTTGCTTTCCCTGTCATATGTGCTATTTTCTGCCAAAGCCATTCGGTATTTTGATCAATTGTCATGTACCCAACTTTATTATTACGATAGTCATGAACTTCGGGATCATTATTTTCAGGATCATACGTCTGACCGATAGTCATAGCCGGCTGGAAATCTAATATTTTTTCGAAAAATTTAATTCTTTCAAGTTCTTCATCTTCGAAAACAGATTTCATAACGCCGAAATGCGGGAGCAAATGAGGAGGAACGAGTTTTTCATGGATTTGATACATTATAAATCACCTGTCAATAATTAATCAAACATCAGCATCATATTTCATATTTATAAAGCCTTTCTGGGCTGCATTTGTATTATTTGTGCCTGATCCAACATAGGCTTGTAGAGAGTTTTGATACACGCCGCCTACTTCTGTTGCATATACAGTCGCATAAACAGTTGATGGTAAAGCTGGCTGTGTATATGTGCCGGCAGCTGGAGCAGAAGTGCCAGGTGCTCTAAATTGATAATACGTATTTTCTGCATTTTGAACGTATACAATCGTATCTTCGCCAGATATGCCAGTATAATATCTCGCTGGATAATCAGTCTGCACATAATATGAGGGCTGTGTATAGTCTCGTGCCGGATAATATGTTGTTCTAGACGGATAATCAGTCTGTACCTGATACGCAGGTTGAAAAGATGTCCTTGAAGGATAATCCGTTACTGTTTCATAAGCAGCTTGATAAGATACACGCGTGGGATAATCAGTATAAGTTGTGTATGCAGGTTGCACTGAATATCGTTGAGGAAAATCAGAGTATACAGTTACATCGGGCTGTGTAGTTGTCCTACCAGGAAAATCGGAATATATAGTTACATCAGGTTGTGTAGTTGTCCTACCAGGATATGCTGTGTACACAGTTACATTTGGTTGTGTAGTCGTTCTACCCGGATGATCAGCATAAATTGTATAAGCTGGTTGAACGTTTTGCAAAATATAATACGATGCTTGCCAGTATGATCTAGCAGGATAATTTGTATATACTATATAACCAGGTTGCTTTGTATATCGTGCTGGATAAGAATCAGCCCAATAATACCACGCGTGAATTTGATACCATGATGCACTGACGCTATATGCTGGTTGAGCTGAATAACGTTCAGGGTAAACAGAAGGAATTTCGTCGCCAAACGCCTGCACATAGGTATAAGGTCCACTAATATAAGCGGGTTGATATGAATATCTTGCAGGATAACTTGCAGCGGGTTGATATATCCATCTACCAGGATGTTGAAAATACGTAGAGTATGCTGGTTGTACTGAATATCTTCTCGGATAAGTGACATAATTATTTGGACCGTCAAATTCAGGTATCTGCGGTGCCGCTAGCGGCCCGTTATAACCCGCTTGATAATAGCCTCTCGATGGATAAGGTCCCAGATAATATCCTCTCGCAACTCCATAATAAGATGATTCATAAGCTGGTGAATAATAAGACGTTCCTACAAAAGTATCTGATACATAATATCCTGGAGAAAAATATGATGTTCCTTCATAAAAGCTTGAAGTTTCATATGCTGGCTGATAATATGATGTCCCTTCGTAAAAGCTTGAAGTTTCATATGCAGGTTGAAGAGTATATCTCGCGGGTCGCGCTTGCGAAGTTTCATATGCTGGCTGTGTTGTATATCGTTCAGGATAATCAGCATATACTGAATACGCTGGTTGTGTCGTAGTTCTAGACGGATATGTCGTAACAACATTATATGCAGGTTGTACTATTTGATATGCGGCTTGTTGATAAACCCTTGAAGGATAAAGTGTTGTGACTTGATAGGCAGGTTGTACTACGTTTGGCTGACCTCTGCCTCCTCGACCTTCAATTTCTAAAATATGTTTACCGTAGGGCAAATCAATAGGAGTATTACGAGTCGCGACGTCGCGCGATTCGGTAAACGTCTCAGCCCAAGTCCTGCTAAAAAACCCTTTGCCACCAGCTGGCATATTTAACTCCTATTACTGCGCCCAACCAGCTTTTCTTAATGCAAGTCCACCGTAAATTGTACCATTAACACAATAGAATGTGTAGATATCTATCCCACTGGATGATGGAGGCTCTACGCCTTCTGCCCAATATATAGCATCCGATTCACCGCTTCCTGGCCATTCAATTTCCCATGTACCACCGCTATTTGTTACTATAAGTGTTAGAGTAATAGCTCCTGATGTAGGAATATTTTGTAAATCTACACTAAAATTACCAGTCGCAGTAATTGTATGAACAGAGCCGAGAAGAGGATTGATTGTATATGCATTGCCGGCGATTGTGCCTGCGTACACTGTTTCTCTAAAATAATCTTCTACATTTAAGATTTTTGTACTTACAGTAGTAGAATTAGCAGATAAGACTGTTGAACCACCGCATGTTAGCTGGAACTGATCTACGGCATTAAAATCTAAATATGTATCTGTATCACCGCTGTGTACTATTTTGCCAACATGATATGTATTAGCACTAAATGTAGCACCAGTTGCAGAAGCAGTGATGTCCATGACTGAACCAAAATCGATCTTCTTGCCATCAGATATTGCTACGTTAGCTGCAAAGACTACATCACCGTCTGATTGCAATTGCAATGCTTGAGTTGCTGAACTGCCAGCTCTAATATCTAGATGTCCTGATGTTTCTACGAAAGCTCCGTATGTAGTGCCATTATCTCTTAAAGTAATTTGTCCGGTCGAAGTATTCGCGATCAATGGTCCAGTACTATTTAAATTTAATTCAGTCGCGCTTTGAACACTATTTCCAGATAAAGTTAAATCGTCGACATTAATTGATGTAATAGAAACGTAGTTAAAATTGTTTGCGGTCAGCGTATTGATGAATGCATTACCAGGAATATCCAAATTATACTGCGGATTTGTCTTTCCAATACCTACACGATTAGTAGAAGCATCGACGAACAATGTACCTGAATCGACATTTAAATTGGCTCCAACCGACATGTCTCCTGTGACGACTAAACCATCGAGAGTATCAAATTGTTGTGATGTAGATGCCATTTTTTTCTCTTCTTATAATTTGAATATTCCTGATGTGCTCCATGAAATGTCTACATTAGAGCCATCAGGTGTAATTGGTAATCCGTTGATATTTGTATCCATAAATGCAACTAGTCTGCTCGTTGCTGTGTTTCCCGTGTCGATATAAAACAATAAAGCTTCGCATTCTGTTGTATCTGTGACCGAGACAAATCTCACATCGTCGGCATTTAATACACCGTTTGTCAGAGTGACATTTGTCAATGTAGCATTCGCTACTGCAGTATTGGCTAGTGCACTCACGTCAGAATAAAACTGATCTGTCGCAGTATAACTCTCATTGTCAGTATTGATCAGCGCAACCTTGAGATTGCCATCATTCAAAGCAGAATCAGTCGCACCAGACAGTAATGCCTCTTTGTATTTATCGTATATCGCGTTAGCCATTAGGGTCTAGTCTCAATCTTTAGAACTTTAAATCGATGTATATTTGTACCTGATGCAGATCCGCATGTTGCCTTCAGATCTATGTGAGTATTATTAGCTGCGACCGATGGAAGAATAACCACATCACTCATATTATTCTCGACTTCGCCATATCGTGTGTAAAATATATCAAGATTATCTGTTACTATGATATTGATTTCGACAGCATAACCTGAATCGGCATCGGCTAGATCTTCACCGTGAACAAAATACTTGAAGCCTTGAGTTTGGCCAATTGGGAAACTATCAATGACTGTTGCAGCGGTAGTCGTTACATCATCGCCTGTACCAGTAAATGCTACACCATTTGCTTCTAGCGCGCCAACTTCGAGGTTCAAAATCGTAGCAGTATTTGCTACGTTGATATCGTTAAAATAACCCCAATCCCATGGTAACGCCATTGAACCAACATTAGATTGATTACTAGAAATCAAATTAGTATCTAGTCTGCCATTTACACTGACACTATGAGTGCTGAGAGAACCGAGATCAACGTTACCATCAATCTGTAAGCTATCGCCTAGTACTTGGCCAGTAACATCGATACCAATTGCAGTCGTGAGAAGTTTACGGCTTCCGTTGTAATATAACTTGACACCGTTTCCTGATTCAGCTGCAATCATTACAGTTGTATCGGTATCTTCAATTAATACATTATTAGCTTGTATTTCTAGGTTACCTGAACCTTCTTCTCTAATATATGCATTAACACCGTCATTGAAAAAATGTAAACATTCAATATGAGGAACGCCAAAATACATACCAATATGATCAGCGACGACCACTCTATTTTCTGAATAATCAATATGAATGGCATTATTTGTAGAAGCTGTATCGAAGAAAACATCTTCTTCAAAAAGAGCAGTTGACTGAACACGTAGGGTATCAGTGTTAGCTTCACCCTCAATGTCTATACCAGTATTAGTAGTGATTAGTTTTTGATCACCATTAAAGTGCAGTGACGCACCGTTGCCAGCGAAGCCACAGAAATATGCAAGACCATCGGTATCTTGAATTTGCATGTTATTAGCTTGCACGACGAAATCACCTGTACCAGATTCTTTAATGTAAGATACATTATTAGAAGAATCGTGGTACATTGTCAAATCTGCAGATGTACCCAGAGTGATGTAGTTATCATCATCAAAGTTGAGTGTATTAGCTGATTTATCCCATGTTAATGTAGGATTACCAGTAGAACCTTCAACATTTATATCGTCTTCAAACAAAGAAGTACTACGTACTCGCAAAGTATTCGTATTAGCGAGATCAGTAATGTGTACTTGATTGTTATTGGCTAAAAGTGCTGCAGTGTCATCAGGAGAATAGATGATGACATGGCTTCCGTCAATGCCTTCGAGATAGCGAGAACCATCCGTCGCTCTCGCCACTAAATTAGTGGCTTCGATGTAGAGGCTACCGGTATTTGCTTCAGTAATATAGCTATGAGAACCATCATGCTTGATAGTCAAATCATTACCATCACCCCAAACGACTGGCGTGTCATCTCTTACGTAGAGTGTGTTAGCTGATGCATCCCATGAGATATTGTTAGAATCAAGACCAGTAGATCCATCAAAGTTGGCATCTGATTGAACGCGTAACGTATTAGTATTTGCTTCGCCATAAATCTCTACGCCATCTGGAGAATTATCTGCATCTGATGCACTATCAATTGTAGATAGTCTTTCTGTTCCAGCAGCAAACAATGCAACTTCATTTTCTCCAGTTGCATTCGCTGTCATGTAATGAGTACCGCGCCCGATATTAGTCAGCTCGAAGCCTTCGTTAACTTCTACATATAGATCGCGATCATCGGCTTTAATATATGCATCAGTCCCGTCTGTAAACATCTGGAACTTATAAGTGGTCAGATCTTGTGTGCCGTCGTATGTAGTGCTTCCGCCCATCAAGATCTTATTGTTATCGAAGATTACGAGATCGTCTTCGAGGATTGCATCACCATGTACAGTAATACCATAAGTATTAGTGGTCATCTTAGCAATGTCATTCCAGAATAAAACTACTTCGCCATTTAAATTGGCGGTAATCATTTCCTCGCCGCCGGTCTCCGATCTCAACTCAAAGCGATCAGTAATCAGATTTAGATTAGCAGTCGATCGAACGTCTTGAACGTCAGTATTCGAATACATTCTACCGCCGGTGTAGAACATTTCCATTTGACTTGTGCCGCCCCATGGTTCTGCATTAGAGGAACCACCGAATGTAGCACGGATATCGTCATTAAAACTGAGTACGGTATTAGCATCATCCCATTGTAGATCGGGATTTGTATTCGAACCAGATCCGACAAATCGTACGTCATGTCTTGCTTCGATAAAGTTTTCTACTATCAAGCCATATGTAGAATTGACATAGACTTCGACTGATTGAGGAGTAAATGTAGTGTTAGATACTACGTAAAGAGTGTCAGCTGTTATATTATTTGTATTAGGATCCCAATTACCGCCGCGTAATCCACCAAAATCACCGTTGGCAAAACCAGGTGTTGTATTACCAAATTCATTATCATCTGAACCATCGAACAAGCCATTATTGAGAACAACCATTGTATTCGAAGTGAACTGACCAAAGAGTGTAGCATTGCCGAAGGTCATCGATCCGCCTGGCAATGAGTTAGCTGTCATGACCGATGTTGCACCAGAAACTGTATCGCCTCTGATAAGCTCGATAATGTTATTAGTTTTAAGTAACCAATCAGCGAAAGTATTATTAGCGGTATCGAGTTGGTCAAATCCAGACAATAATGCCATTTCTTATCCTACTATGTGTTTTAGAAGTATCTGTTTTAATTGTGCGACTTCGGATTCTAAAGAGTCGACTCTTTCTTTTAATTCTTTTTCTCGATATACCCTTTGTCTAGCCATCTTATACGCGTCTAACTCACGATTATTAGTATTTATAAACGCACCTTCTGCAACGCGTCGGAATTCTTGATTATCCATTACGCAGTTACACCGATCACTCTGATGTCATCGATTTTCGGAACCAATCGCCTTTCTTCTGATCTCAGCACAACTTTGATGGCAACAGAATTATACGTATCTAAGACAGCACCAGCTTCGTTAAAGTATCTGATGATTCCGTAGTTATCTGGATTCTTGAAAGCGCTATTGTTCGACACGAGAGTATCTACTTTAAAACCAGTGCCTTGTAAATTGACGTTTGCAACAGGAGAATTAAAAGTGATTTCTCCCGCGCTGGAATTAGCACTATTTACCATATAGAGTTGATAGTTATTTTCGAATAGAGGACTATAAACTCTCAGAACATCACCAGCTGATAGAGCAGTTATTTCACTAGTATCGAAACCGACACCTGCAATCGTTGAATTACCGTATTCAGTGACGAAAGTACCAGTAAGTGTGCTAGCAGCGGCAGGGAAACTCGGGAACGTATACTCATATTCTTTAAAGTCATACATGTTTTCAGTATCACTGTACAAAGGATTAATATCACCACCAACAAATGTCAATTTTGTCCAGTGTTTATCATCAAAAGCTTCAGTGTCTGCATTGTTGAAGATTTTAGCATACACATCAATCTCTGTTGTTCGCGGCCTATAGCCGTTGACAATAACTCTGATATCTTCTGCTGCAGACTTATTACCCAATTTGAGAGTCTTTGAAATCCAGCGAGTATTAGCACTACCGTTATTGAGATGCTCGTTCGTATTGCTATTATTGATATTCCATCTGTGGCAAATCATATTTAATTGATCTAGATCAATATTAGGAGACATGTAAGACCGAGTAGAATCACCTAAATATTGATAATTTAAATTGATTTGTGCAGACTTATATTGATTATTAGCGAGATAAATGTCTGTCTGCAATACTTCTTTCGACGCTGAAAGAATTGCACCGTCATATTCTCTTACGAAGTTTGGTATGTTCATATAGAAAATATTATCTGTAGTACCCAAGTAATAATCACCGGGCGTATTCTCGTATGACAGATTGTATGAAGTAGTAGGTTTAAACTGCGGTTGAACCTGAGCTTTCCAATCTGATCTGAAAACTGATACGGGCAAATCGTCGATAGAAGAAACAGTAGCTGTCGTTCCAGTTTCAACACCGACTACTACGTCAGAAGCAGCAAAAGCCATTGTATTATTCGCTGTATATTCTGTATGATTTACAGAAGAATTTCTCAGACGAAGTCTCTTATTATAGTAATCATAGTATTCAACTTCGCCTACTACTGATACTTTCAATGTACCGCCTGAAACAGTATGCAGTGCAGCTTCTTGAACATATAGAATAGTAGTTGATGAATTACTACCGACTGATCGATCAACAGTAAAAACTTGTTTGATAGTCGAATCTGTTTCATGCGTAATAACAACTTTTTGGCCATTATTAATATTTTGAAACGCAGTACCAACACCAGTAATTTTCTTTTTACCCGCGCTAATAGATACTGTACCACTTTCATCAGCCGTATTTTTGTAAACGAGTTCTCCTGACGCCCAACCAGCATCAGCTGTTGTGAGAGTCAAGAATTCATAAGGCTTATTCACAAGCGTAACGTCGACAGAGTTGACATCGTATTCTGCACAGTGAACATCAAACTTAATATCGAGGTCAGAATTTTCTATCCAACTGCCGTGTCCAGGACCTGCGAGTCTTGCTTTTTTGGAGTTATATCGATACAGAGAACCACGATGACCCTTTGAACTACCCTGTGACACGATTTCAGTTTTCTTTCCGTCAATAGTGAGATAATCACCTTTGACATTCTGCCAAAGAACGGTACCTTTATCTTCGACTACTACACCGATAGCATAGTAATTGTCAGTTTCGACAGTCACAGGACTTGAGAATGTGACTCTTGATTCTGAAGTAGCAGAGGGACTAGGATTAATTGCTGCCCATGGTAAGTGAGCTCTCGATTTTTTGTATATAGACGTAGCGATCGGCGTACCATCTTTTTCGCATTTGGCAAGAAAGACATTGACTCCTGGAGATTCTCTGCCAGATGCATTACTGTTTCTCTCTGATTTCTTTCTAAAGTACAAAGAAATATCAGTAATATCAACTGTTGGAGAACCATCAAACTTTTCTGCTGAAACCCAAAACGTCTGATAGAAATCTGCTTTTTGTACACTAAATTCTGGCTTATCTGTTTTAGGATTTTTGGGCGGTGAAATATCACAAATAACTGTGTCTGGTACAGAATATTCCGGGGCTCCAAATGCGGGCAAACCACCAGACGGTCTCGCTACAGAAGCGCTCACGTCTTGTTTAATAGTCTTGATCTTAGCATCTGTGTCTGGAGCTAATACATGATTGTAGGCAATCAGTTTGATTCGATCGCGCATTCTATCATTAGCAGTTGATCGAACGTTCCAGTATTTCCATGTATCTGTCCAGTCGATAGTACCGTTAGAGGTTGTACCAGTAATAGAAGCTTCATCAGTTCCATAGTTACGAATACGTAGATTCAATTTGCCGCTAGGACTTGTCTTAAAATATGTCCATCTACCTCGATTACCAGCTTTATGTGTATTATGTTCAATAGAATCTCCCAGAGGATCACAAAAATCTGTGATGTCTTCGAAATCATTTCCAGGCCTGTTATCAATCATAACCTTGTAACGAGTATTTGGCTTTAGATTGTGGACGTTGACTTCGAGGGGAATAGGTTTAGAAAAACCTTTCAGTGCACTTGGAACGCCGAAGATGTCTTCTCCAGGAGCTCTGAATTTTTCCATTATAGCAATGTTATTTTTTGCTGCCATTATTTTTTACCCTTTTACCTGCCGCTGAAGTTGGTTTTGATACTAGCAACATTGAGAGATGGAACATTAAAACCGAAGTTGCTTACTATATTATTATTTAGCGATGGATTTATAAGAGATGTGAGATTAGTCAAATCTTTTGTAGTGCCGGCACTACCGATACCAGTACCACCAACAACACCCGTACCCGGAAGCACTTGATTAGTCAAGTTTGTGATATTGACATGAGGAGTAGTTACAATTGGATCTTTTGGTGGCCATTTGTTGATATTTGGATTTACCCACAAATCATTTGGTAATGTGCCAACAATTTCATTGTACGTACCATTGCTCACAAATCCTGTTCCAGCACCGCCGCCGCCAGTTACTGGCGGTATCACCCAATTTGTATTGATAATAACACCCCTTGCTTTCGATCCACCATTTCCTGCTAAGTGACAATTAGATGGACTAGAGAGAGTCACATTGAATACTTCGTTAATTTCAAATTCTTGATCTTCTAATATCGGTACTGATATTATTTTTTGGGTTTCGCCCACTGCAAATGTCAGTGTGCCAGAAGTTGCAGTATAATCTTGACCTGCAACAGCTATAGTACTCCAGCGTGTTGATAGAGCAGAATCTGCAGTTCGAGTTCCATTCGATGTTGCATAATTTACAGTTACAGTCACATTCGAAGCTTCGCTCAATATGACATTAAAGTCCATTGTTCCGGACTTTTCAGTCGTAGTAGCATCTTCTATTCTAACATTTGGTGTGGTGACGTCAGTAATCGTCACTGTCGCTCGTGTATTTACAAAATTTACGTGTTCATAGTCTGCATTGAGCAAATCAATGTACATTGTCTCATCAGATTCTGATACTACATCCTGTTTAGCTCTAATATAAATGGTAGTTTCTACACGACCCTTAGGTATTCTGACAGAACCAGATCGAGGTATGTAATCTTGATTTGCTTCAGTTGCAGTACCATCAGCAGTTTTAAAGTTAATATTAATATCTTGATCAGCTGTCTTGTCAAGTCTAACTTTTACATATCCAGTGGTATTTTCTTTGACAGTCACGTCTTCAACACTGATGTTGATGATTTCAGGCAGCGGTTCTGGAGTTCCGCCACCATCGTCAACGCCACCGGTCTCGCAACCAGTTGGTGGTCCTACTTCACAGCCGCAGCATGTTCCATCATCACCACCGCCGACGTCGCAGACATCAATATCAAAATCCACGCAACCTGTATTATCTGGAGGAGTATACCCACAAATTTCAGAATTTTCTTCTGCAGTTTTGAGTTCTACTTGACAATTGCCAACAAATTGATTGCTAGGACTCGAAGCATTTCCGTAACCTCCAAGGCTTTCGATCGACTCACCGGTATATACGTAAATAGATCGAGTAAAGTCTGCTCCACATTTTCTACTTTGTACTGTTCCAGCTGCTGGACACTTTGTTCCAGTATCTTCTGGCGGAGTTATTGTTCCTCCCCCACAATCAGGACTATTAGGCGTTCTCTTACCAACCATTTCTCCACGATTGCCATCACACACATATGTAACTTGTGTTGTACCTTCGCATACATTATATAAGAAATCGCCGCGCGGGCACGGAGGTTGTTGATTTACACTTGTTGATCCTTTATCATAGATCGAGTCAGCTTGAGTCTCAGCATAATAACAAATTTCAAAGTTAAATACTGGCTTTTGCTTATAAACTCTGACAGTAATATATTTTCCTTTAGTATGATCATAATCAAATTTAATTTGACCAGATTTTGTTACTGAAGCAAAAGTAGTAGAACCAAATTGGAAAGTGCTACCTGTTCCGCTTTCTAACCAGACATTTACATTTTTATACGGTTGATTATTACTATTTTTGACTGGATATTTTTTAACAAAAAGATTCAAAGCTTCTGAATTTGGAATTTGTGTTGGTGATTGAGTACCCAACCAAACAGTACTTCCAGATTCCTGGCTATTATTAGTAGGCGGTCTGCTAGTTTGAATTACCTCGTAAGCAATACCACCTTCAGGGTTAAAGAAGTTAATCTTAATTTGTCGAGTCAAACCGTCTTCTGGAGCTTCGTTGTAACCGACAAATGTAAATTCTTCCCAAACACTATCATAGACTTCGACGTCTGAGCCGTTGACTGCAGTACCTGCATGTTTTGTATTTTGATTTGATTTAAACTCACAGAATTGATTTATCTCGATTTCTGGTACTACAGGAACAGGAGCATAAGTTGCATAACTCTGCGTAGAGAGTTTTCTTCGTACCCATGGGAACCTGACTGTTTTACCTGTGAGATAACGAGTAGATGTAGGTGAAACTTCAAATTCAACAGTCAACTCATTCTTCGATGGTTGTAGTTTATATTCGTAAATAGACGCAGCAAAATTAGGATCGCCGACTGCTGACATATTGTAGTTTTCGAAGTTGTCTACAAAGAAACCAAACTTAAATCTCTCGAGTGTAGAATCGACTGAACTTTGAATCGTTCTATTTCGTGTTTCATTTTCGAGCGCCGTAATATTTTGATTATATTCGAGAGCCGCGATTCTTTTTTCTAGTTTCGATATCTCAGTCATCGTATACCCGCGGGTTTGGGCATCGATTCGACGTAGTGTGTTACTATATTTTGAGATCCTTTGACTGCCCGCACCCATATTCATTGTTCTCTTATTCAGTATTTCTTTCAACTGAGTAGAGAGATTTTCGGGCAGAGAGGGATACGGAGCTACATCACATGTGTATAGTACGAGTTTTTGCGGATTGTCATCTTTCTTCGTCTCTGAAGAACCAACTGATACTTCAAATCGGCCGTCAGCCATGACTGATATTTCATCACGTCGCGGTTTGAAGTAAGAGTAATTAAATGTGAAATCGCTTTGCGGTTTTGGAAACTTGAATGATGTCGACGGGAATGACACTGTTTCTGCTGGATCACATGTGATGAGTGGATCAGCAGGATCTGTGACAGTATTTGCTGTTGCTTCTGCCATGATTCTGAAGTCGGCGCACTCGCGCAAATCATAATACCTACCATTATTTTGAGTAAATTCGGGTATTTCTAGCAAGTGCATAGAGCTGGTCAAATTAGCAAGAGGCGTCGCGTCATCTAAAGTATATGAGTTGATGATTTTTAGACCGTGACTTGATTCTGAAATGTAATCTAACTCGACCAAGATTGTATTAGCCAAAGATGATGGATTTTCTACACGACTGTCAGCATACAAATAGCCAAGGCCGTAATAACTCGAGTTTTGATTATGATCGATATAGAACTCATCAGTGATATTTTCTGCACTCGTATTAGCGCCGTTGTATACGTTCTTTAATCTAAAGATGCCAGAGAAACCAAGACACTTTGGATTGGGCAACGCACCAGCAGTCGTAGTTATTTTTACAAAACAACCGCGGTTGACATTGAGATTTGATATAGAATTAGTAATCTTTTGATCATAAGTAACAGTGACTGTTGACCCTGTATCGACATTTCGTCCTAAATCGATAGTCATTGTCGTCTGAGAACTATTCACATTAGCAGACATCGATGAACGTCTATTCAAAGGAATTGGCACATCTTTAGGGAAATATCTTTCGAATACGTAAGTAGCAGCAGTATTAGTATATGCACCAGTATTAGTTCTAATGGTCATTTTATTTTGACCATCGATTCGTAAAATTTGAGCAGTATCTGTACCGTCTTGTATCCAATCACCTTCTTCAAAAGCAGATGTAAATGATGCAGTCGGCGTGCTAGCGCTCACTGTAATTACATAACAATTAGCACCAAATTCGGATGGATCTACTAGCTCAGCTGAGCTAATAGAAACGCCGGTATAATCCTGTGTAGATGCTACAATATCTGATTCTGGAATAATAATCAGATCATTTTCTTCTACGTCGCTGAGAGCACCAATATATGGGAAAACTGCTGTACCACCATCACTCGTGATACTAATAGTACCATCAGTCGCGACTGTCAATGCACCTTGAATTTGTCTATAGATGTATGAATAATTAGAAAACGATTTGACTGGTGATTTTACGTCAAATACGAGAGTGTCATTATTACTGTCGACTAATTCAGCATATTTTGTGTATACAGATTTTCTATAGTTATCCAGTTGTGCAGTACTTTTGATACTCCGCAGAATGAATTGATTGCCATTCTGCAATACGATATCAGCGATGCCATCTTGAGAAGTACCAGAATTGTCGGGACTATAGATGCCGCGAACATTATCGAACGAATAACCGCCTGACATTTGAATGTCAAACAAGTAGAGACGATAGCGAGCATCAGCAGTTCCTTGAATTCCTGATTCATACAACATACTGCGTACTCTTGCTGTACCAATACTAGCTCCAGCTAATGAACTAGTCACAGTGTTGCTGCTTGTGCCGTGCAGCGTAATAAATTTAGAATGTGACATCGTCAACTGCACTGTTTGACCTGAAGTAAAGACGTGAGCGCCAGCTACTTCATTTACAACAACATAGTTAGCATAGTTGAGATCAATGCCCTGATTGTTTGCAGTCTCTGTTTCTGTACTTTTTGCTACATCTTTTGCAAAATTGGTTTCTGTCTGAACTCGATAGCCATTGATATATGCATGACCCGGATCAATGACGTAAGAGAAATTAGTATTCGAATCGGCAAATGTCAATGTAGATCGAGTAGCAGCATTAAACTGATCGAGAACATAGTTTCCTGACTCTTCATAAGTTCTCTCGGCGAGCATATCACCAATCTTATTATACTGAGTCAGTTTATTTTGCAGATAGGGATTGCCCTCTGAGAATCTTACGAGAGGGAAATAGTTTGCAGCGGTCAATTCTTGTGCATCTGTCTTCACTACGAGAACAGGAGTCAGTTTTAATCTGTCTGCACCTGGCGCTGCTGAGTTGAGGAAACCTTGAGCATTGTCATAGAGCGAAGAATCAGTAAATACGTTGACAACAGATTCTGTACTATCGAATCCGATTGATACGTCAGTCGGCGTATTCGAATATTTTTCGACCATCTTAAACTGCGGTGCAACATTTAAGAAGAGTCCTTTCTGATAAATTTTACCAGCTGTAACTGATACACCATAGCCATAACCCACAGGATCTGTGAAGTCAGCAGACGGTGCAATAGTTACTTCTTGATAAAAATCTTGTGGAGCAATAACAAGATTTTGAATTTGAGTTGGAGTAGCTCCAAGAGAATATACGCTGACATGAGGAAGTACGTCATATCCCGTACCGCCACGCGTGAGTGTTAAGTCTAAAATTTGCCCCGCTGTCGTAGTCGTGACTGTACCTGTCGCGCCGTTACCCCTGAAACCCACTACTTTCAATTCATTATTGCTAGAGCTAGTAGTCAGTATTGTACCTATAGCCAATTTTTCCCATGAATCGACATCAAGATTACTACCTGATTGTTTTACAGGATTTGGTTTAATTCGCAATATCGAAGTATCGTTATCAGTATTTGAATAAAAATCTGAATCGCTAGTCAATAATACTTCTACAGATCCTGAAGAATTCGTGAGTGTTTCGCCTTGAACAAAAGGATTCGGCCAGTTGTTATCACTGTCAGTGACTGTCACAACTTCGATAGCTGGCAAAATAACAACAACGTCACTATTAGAGAAAGCTTGAATAGTGCCGCCGCTCGATACTGTCAAATCGAATAGGCGATTATCTTTTGAGAAAAGTCTAAGTATATTGCCCTGAGTAAATTCGTCGACGACCTGTGTAACATCAGCATCATCGTTGTATTCGAGATAAAGTGTCTTCAAATTGCCGGCCGCATCGTTCTCAAAACCATTTTCTACGTGTACAACCTTAGCAACTTTACCAGTAGAATTTTCTTTGGCGAAGAGTCCGTTGATATCTGCTAGATCGACTGCTGCCCCTGATTGAGTCGTATCTAGAATCTTGACATATGGAAATGCATTCTTGAATGTAAAATCACAACCAGCAAGTATTGTTCCAGCTTTGAGGATGTGA